CGTTTTTCCGCCGTCGGCCACGGCTCGTTTCGTGATGCGGCTGATCGCCGGGCCGCCCAACTCCCGGAAGTTGGCATCCAGCTCGGGGATTCCAGTCACCATTGCGATGCGCGCGGGCATGTTCAATGTCCCTGGCACGGCGGCAGTTGGTTTTCGATGCAACGCAGCTCGATTTCCACATGCCGATTATTGACGTCATTGACCGATTCAATATTCAAAATCCGATCGGCCTGGCCGGGCGGCCCGCCGGCGAGCGTATTGATCCAGCGCACGCGATGCCGGGCCGTGATCGTGCGCGTGACGAGGCAGGCCCGCAGCCGCACGACATGGCTGACCTGGGCCTGCAACTGCATCCACATGCGGACTTCCCGACCGTCGCGAGTGATCACCTGCGCCGAACGCGTGCAGAGTTTTTCCGACCAGTTTTCGATCGGCTGTCCGCTGGGGTCGGTCGTCGGATTGTTGACCTCGATCACGACGCGCTGGTCATATTCGGCGGCGGCGCGGGCGGGCAAATCTCTCTCATTCATCAAGGCGGGGGTGGCCATTATTGATAGTCCCCCCACTTGAGCGGCGCGACGAGGGATTCATAGTGAGGCGGTTTCAGGCCGGCCTGTTCCCGATGGCGATTCCACCAGGCCGCCAGCGATTCGATCGGCGACCGGCAAAACTCGGGCACGTCGGTCGCGGCATCGCCGTAGCCGGCGGTGAAAGCGATTTGCACGGCGTTCGCCTGAAAGCGGGTGAACGGCCAGAACTTCGACCAGGCCGGCGTGAGGCGTGCCGGCTCGGAGGCGGTGTCCAGGTCGTAATTCTCGGGGGGCACGGTTTGCGGCACGCCGGCGGTGTCCACGTAGTCAATACTGACGATCGACTGCACCGGGCATCGCCGCAGGTTGATGTCCCAGGCCGGAAAGCAATCCAGGTACAGGCACCAAGTCTGCGTGATCAGTGCGCGGCCCGTATCGTCCTCAATCATCTTGCGGGCACCGATCACCCAGCGCGTCCAGAGCGGATCCTCATCGTTGAATTCCACCTTGTCGAGCAGCTTGGCGTCGGTGATGGTGACCGGCTCGACCGCCGGCGGCGACAGCAACTTGAGCCGCCAGCGAATCTGCGGCATGAGCTGGCCGGCGGGCAGCAGCCAGATCGCATTGTTGGGAAATTGGAGTCCATACATAGGGACGCTTTCAGGTGCCGATGGCGAGCCAGTGGACTGATTTTCCAAACGTCGTGGCCGGCTTGGGCGTCGGATCGTCGCCGGCGGTTTCGGTGCTGCTGATCACGATTGAGCCGGGCGCGGCCACCTGATCGCCGATGGCACAACCGACCGTGACAGTCGGCGGCGGTTTTTCGTGGCCATGCTTTTCATGTTCGGGCTTATCATGTTCGGGCCGATGGCCGCGGCCCCCCTTGTGACCGCGGCCCCCCTCGTCCGCTTCCCCTTCGCCGCCCTTGTGAGCGTGCTTTCCGTCGTCTGGTTCGAGCAGCTCGAAAACCTGCACGACAGTCGCCAGGCCAGTTTCCACGACGTCGCTGGCCGAGCTGGTGGTGTGTCGCCCCTGCGCCATCTTGAACATTGTGCCAGGGCCGGAAATCGGCGTTTCGTTGCCATCAAAGAGCGTCGCGCCGTTCAGGTGGATGTTGCCACGCTGATCGAAATACGCTCGATTTGGTTCGTGACCTATTTCTGCGACCATTGGAATCTCTCCGAAAAATTTGCCAGTGAAAATGTGTTGTCAGTTTCACTTCCAGCTTGACGCGCGCGGCCAGGCCGCCGGCATCAGGCCGCCTGGTTCGATTGCGGGCCTTTGCGTTCGCGCGACAGGATGGCGATGCAAGAAATGTCGGCGTTTGCCGCGTTGACCGCCGGCGTGATCGTCAAGCGCACATAGCGCTTGGCCCCGATGTAACCGATCTTGCGGACCTGATTGTCCGAGTCGTAACGGAAACTCGCCCCGGTCGGAGTGGCGGCCACGCCGACGATGCCGAGCAACTGGCTCGGATCGACGGTCGCATTGTCGGTGAGCGTGGGCGTGTTCCCATCCTCGACCAGAACTTGAAAGGTCGCCGTGCCAGAGGCGATGGTGCCGATGGCGATGGCGAATTCCAGTGCCGCGGCGTTTGCCACGTCGATGATTGCCGACACTTGCGGCGTGTTGTCGGTGACACGCGTCGGGTTGATCGCCGGCCGCAGTTCAATATTGTCGTGCAGGTCTCGCATCATGATATGGGGCTCCGGTAAAAAATGGTCGAGGGGATCGCAGGGAACGAAAGTGAAAGCGCTCGATCAGGCGAGACGCAGCCGGGTGAATGCCTCTTCCAGAACGGGCATGGCGTCGGTTTCTTTCCGGCCGAGCAAGCCGACCTGATTTCGCAGGCTGAACAATTCATTGAGCCGCTGCACTTCCATCGCCCACGAATCGACAATCCAGTAGTGCGAAAAGTCGCCGATGATTCCCACGTACAATCCCGTGGTGAATGTGTTCGGCGCGTATTCGCTCATCTTGTAAGGCCGACCGAGAATCCGATCCTGATCGGTGCCGACGATGCCGGGCAACCAGAGATACTGGCCGTTTCCGTCTTTGAGTTTGCGGATCAACTTGATTGAGTCGCGGTGGAAAATCCACGTCGACCGCGCTTGATACGCCGCCTTGAGTGCAAACAGCGCGTTGATCAATTCGTCGGCGGTGAACGTCGTGGCACTGGCACAAATCGAATCGCGGTTCGTGCTGATGCCCATCGGGCTCGCCACGAAAACGCCGAGCGGCCGGCCGGCACCGCTGCCGAGCAGGAACGCCTTTTCTTCGGTGATGCCGAATTTGTAGGCGAGACGCTGGGCCAGGAACGTGTCGGGCGTAAGCAGCGCGTTGGAGCGCAGCAGTTTCATGCTGATCTTGACCAGTTTGGTCAACAGGTGCGGCGTCAATTCGCGTTTGCCGACGGTCGCGGTGTCATCCTCGGCAATGTCGACGGCGGGAACCTCGGGCGTCCAGTCGGCATCACCCGGATCGGTGTCCCAGGACGGCGCGCCGACCGAGGCGGCCCCAGGCAGCGGAATCACGGTCGCCAGTTGCCGGATGAAAACCAGATCGTCGAGAAATTTCACGAGCATCTGGATCCACTGCATCGGGACGAGATAGCCGCCCTTCGGATCGCTGCCGACCATCAGGCCGAGCTGTTCAGCCGAGCCGCCGGTGACATAGCTCAAAAAGCGCTTGCGATAGTCCTCTTGCCCTCGACCGTGTTCCGGCGAACCCGCCTTGAATGAAAGAGTCTGGCCGCGCCATTGCACGTCATACGATGCACCGTCGCCGCCAGGCTGCCCGAGACTGGGCGGCGACGATCCAATCTGGCGGCCGGCCGATTCTTTCGCCATTGCGTCGAATTCCGCCAGGCGGTTCAAGCGCTTGTCGTCCGCTCTGTACTCTTCGATCTTGGCCGACAGTCCGTCAATTTCGCCGTCCAGCACGTCCAGCGACTTGCGATCCTCGGCCGACAGCTCGCGCTTGTCCTTTTCTGCGCGGTCAATGATGTCGCGATAGTTGGCGAATTTGTTTGCGCGATTGTCGAGCAGTTCCTTGAGCGATCCCGCCATGATGATCCCCTGCCTGAAATGCTGCCGGCGGCTGGGGGCCAAAAAGAATTGGGCCACGATCACCCCGGCAAAGTATTCGTGAGAAAACCTTGCGAGCGATCCGCGGCCTCGAAAGGGACGCCAGAATCACTGTTCTGCGGAAGTCTGCTTCGCGGGCATCCGGCTTCAAAGGAACCGGCCTGCGCGTCGGCGACGTCCGACAGCGTTTGATTTGGAATGATGATTGCCGCGACGTCGGCGGACTGTCAAGGGAAGTTTGCGGCGCGGCCCCAGATCAGACATTGATTGAGACGTCGCCAGGCGTCGCCAGCTCGGGGCCGGCGTGTCGCGGTGTCGATCGACGTATCGAACGTCAAGCGGGGGCCGGCAGGCGCCCCGCGTCGCCGGCGAGACGTGGCGGCGAGAGGGGGGGCGGCCAGCTCGGGCCAGGTCGGGCGGCCAGGCCGATCCGCCAGGCCGATCCGCCAGGCCGACACGTCGCCAGGCGTCGCCGGCGTCGGGCCGGCGTGTCCCGGTGTCGATCGACGTATTGAGACGCCGCCCCCTGACACGACGCGGGGGGCGTGTCTCGGGCAGTTGTATATACGAAACGTAGACACGTCGCCGGCGGCGTTTGACACGTTGAAAAGTCGCCGGAATCGAGTCGGCTCGGGCCTGGTCGGGCCGTTCCATCGTCTCCGACGGCGATCCGTCGCGGCGTCGTGTCGCCCGCCCGGTTTTTGTACTCAATCGGCGATTTTTTTCAAAAATAACCGGGCTCGGAAGTCCTTACCCGGCCAGGAGTGCCGGGCACGCGCGGGGAATTCCGGCATGGCCACCCATAATTCCCGCCACTTCTCCGGGGGTTTCCCTATTATTCACCTGTCAAACGTGACTGATTTAACCGCCACCCAAAAATTGAAAGAGAGAGAAAAGACAATGAACTGTAACGACATGACTTTCGGGATTGAGTTTGAAGTGGTTTTGCCTAGCTCGGTGCGGATCGCCGTTGGCGGTTATCACGCGGGACAGCAAGTCGCCGAATTGCCGATCGGCTGGAATGCACAGCGCGACGGCTCGATCCGCTACGGTGCGGGCGAACAAGGCGTGGAAATTGTCTCGCCGATCTTGAAGGGACAGGACGGCTTGAATCAGATTTTGACGGTCCTCAATTGGCTCCACTCCAAGGGAGCGAAAGTCAATTCCTCGACCGGCCTCCACATTCACGTTGGTGTTGATCGTCAAGATGCGGTCAATCTAACGAAAATCGTCGTCTGCGTCGCACAGTATGAGAAAGCGTTGTACGCCTCGACCGGGACAAAGGCCCGCGAAAATTCGACGTGGTGCCGTTCGATTCAAAATGATTCGCAGTACATCGCCCGATTCCGCGACGGCGACGCGGATAACGTCTGTTTCGAGCGTTATCGTTCGTTGAACGTGACGAATGTTCTCGGCCGCGGCAAGCCGACGATTGAGTTCCGCGTGTTCGCCGGTTCGCTCAATGCCACGAAAGTGATCACGTATGCCCGGATGTGTCTCGGGCTTGTCGAACGGGCCACGACGTTGACACGGAAAACAAAGTGGACCGCGAAGCGACCTGTTGAAACGTCGCCCCTCCACCGCAAAGGCGGCGAAGGCCAAACCGCCATGTGCCGTCTGTTCTACGGTCTCGGTTGGACAAAGGGACAGGCGAAACAAGTTTACGGAAACGTCCCCTGCGAAATTTCGATCGAAGCGGGAAAAAAAGAATTGATGCGGCTCGCCAAGAAATACGACGCCGCCGGTCAGTGAATGAGTTGAGTGCCCGGCGGGCGTGTCGCCCGCCGGGGAGTTTTTCCGAGTGTCGTTTTTAATGAAAGTGAAGTGAGATTATGAGTTGGACTGTCGAGCAACTGATCAACGATCGCAAACAGTATTCCGAAGCGGTGCTGGAAGCGGTGAAAGAATTCGCCCGGTCGAAACCCTATCGCGGGACGAATGAGGAACGGCAGGCGAAGTATGAGGCACTGCACGTCAAGTTGTGTGCCGCCTACGGAATCGAAATCACGCTGCAATTCGTGTCGATCGTCAACGCTCCGCTGGGGGGGTTCACGTTCGACGATCAAACGAACGTCTTGACGCTGACCGGGAAATTGTCGGTCGTGAATTATCTCCACGCATTCACCGCCGCCCGCGGTTGCGGCAAGCGGGAACGGTTCGCGTGGAGTCTCAATCTGTTCAAGCGCTGTTTCCCGCGCAGCTTTGAACGTGCCGAAAAGGTCGGCCCCTGTCTCGTTCAGCCCGGAACAATGACGCGCTTGCGGGCGCAATTGGAAGCGGATCGGGAACGGGAAGCGGGCGACTCCGAACGTGAAGCGGGCGAGACGGAAGAGCGCGACGAATCGGGCGATCTGTAACGTGAATGAGAGTGCCCGGCGGGCATGTCGCCCGCCGGGTTTTTGTGACACCCAAAAATTGAAAGAGAGAAAATTATGTGCGGCGTATTTGGATTTGTTTCAGCGGACGAAAAGACAACTCCCGACATGGATCACTTGGCGAGAATCGCCCGCGTGACCGAAACGCGTGGCAAACACGCGTGGGGCATGTCGTGGATCGACGGGGCGGGCGTGCTGCGCAGCTTCAAGAAAACGGGGCGCATCACCGACAATCTGGCGCTGCTCAAAATGGCGGCCGATGCGCGGATGTTGATCGGGCACTGCCGCTACGCGACCGAGGGGTCATACGACAATAACGTCAACAATCATCCCCATCCGTGCGACGGTGGATGGATCGTACACAACGGAATGATTCCGACGTGGGAAACTCTGGTCGAGGAACACGGACTGCACCTGAATTCAGAATGCGACAGCGAAGTCCTCGCCCTGTTGATGGAAAAGTTTTCCGGGTCGCTCATGGAACGAATGACCGCGGCGATTGATTGTGTGAGATACGGGCAACCGCTTGTCATGCTCGGGTTGTGGAAGCCGGGCCGCCTGCTGGCCGCACGACGCGGCAATCCGTTGTCGATCGGTGAGACAAAGCGCGGCACGTATCTCGCGAGTCTGCCCGAGGGCTTGCCCGGAAAAGTCAGCGCGGTGCCCAACAATCGGATCATGGAATTCGGGCCGTGCGAATAGACGATTCTGCGGACCGCGGCCAGCGGTCCGTCAGTTCATTCCCGGATCGCCTATTTCGTCCGCCGGATCGCCCGGATCGAACCATGTTCCATCCGGGCGAAGGGCGAACGTGAAAGCGGTCGGGAATTCACTATTGCCGACTTTCCACGGTATGATGCATGTCTCGCATTGAAAGACGGGAAACGTGCCCTCGGGCATTGTCAATTCGCCGCATTGTTCGCAATCGGCCTTACACTTTGGGCAGGGATGTACCATGAAAACTCTTTCAGTAAAGGCGTGGTGGGCGTGGGCCTTAATTCACGGATCGAAGCGGGTCGAGAATCGGACGTGGCGGACGAATTATCGCGGATCGCTGGCCATTCACGCCAGTCTGAACCGCCGCGGGTTCAAGTCCGATCGCGAGTTTTTCCCCGAGTTGCCGGCGATCGCCGATCTGGAATTCGGCGCGGTGATCGGTACGCTCGAACTGCTGGACTGCATTCCGCTCGACCAACTGGACGAGACCTCGCACGACGCCGGCGATCGCCGCTACGCCGTCGGCCCGTGGCTCTGGATCACGGCGGAACCGCGCGCGCTCATTCGCCCGTTTCCGTGCCTGGGTCATCTTTCATTCTTCAACGTCGAATTGCCGGCCGACGTGCTGCCCGCTCTTGATTGCGGCAGACGATAGGCCAGCGCGGTGCCAGTTTTGCAGCGGATCACCCGCCCGAGCTGCGCGAGTTGATTGAGGCCATTTCTCACGCTCGCCGTCGACACGCCCGCCAGTTTCGCCAGGCGCCCCACGGATTGAAACACGGTCGGACTCATCACCGCCAGCACCTTTTCGACGCCGGGCGTCGGCACGAACAAATCAGCCGAGCGATCGAACATCTTTTGCCGCAACTCGTCAGACGCCGGCGGCCCCACGTATCGAAAACTGGCGGTGAAGCGCGTACAGGCAGCCGTCGCGACGAATTGCTGCATGGTCGGTGTTGAATTGAATGAGGGCTTGCGGGTCATCTTCCAATTGGGCGAGCGACAACGATGCTGGATCATGCCCGGATGCGACGTCGTGCTGCAATAGGGTTTGCCTTTGCGACCGACGTAGAGCGACGCCACGAATTCGCTGAGCGCGTTCCCGAGGCCCACGCCTTGAAAGTCGGGCAGGCAAACCGTGCGGTGTTCGGCATACATGCCGCCGCTCACCGTGGGCTTGTGCAGCACGGCGGTAAAGGCCGCGGGGCGTCCCTCGACAAACCCGAGAAAACATTCCGCTTTGATGCAGATGTCGCTGGTCAGATAATGATGCTGGCGGAAGATGCGCCACGCCTGATGATGCACGCGGGCAACCTCCAGTCGGATTTCTGGTCGCCGTCGAAGGCACCTCCAGGTGAATTCATTGCAGCTCGGATCGTAGGTCCAATCGGGATTGAGCCAGTCGATAATGTCATAGTGGCAACTCGCGGCGACGAATTGCTGCTTTGTGCGGCGGACCGCATTCGCCACCGCGCAACTGGCGATCCGTGCGATTGTGCGGTCCACAACCGACGTGAATTCATCAATGACCGCCAGGTCGGGCAGCTCGGCCAGGGCCCGCGCCATCGTGATCCGAAATTGCTCGCCGTTGGACAGCGCGTGAAACGGACGGAGCCAGCTCGGGGGCGAACTGAACCCGACCGCTGACAATAACCCGGTGATGTCTTTGATGCCCATCTGTTTCGGGAATGCGTCAATGACCGACTTGTCGCCCGGCCACTCGAAACCGGAAATCAGTGCCGGGCCGAACAACTCTCGGGCGATCGTACTCTTTCCGCAGCCCGACGGCCCGACGATCAGGCCGATCTGCCAGGGGCGCTCCTCCAGTGGCAGGTTGACCTCCCAGCGTGTCTGCGAGCGTTTCGCGGGTGGAACGTCGAACATGCCCTCCAACTGCTTAACGCGAGCCGTGCGAACTACGTCGACGTGCTTTACACAACTAATGCGCGGCATTCCAACCCCTCCTCGCCAAAGCGTTCGATCAATTCCTGCTGCTGTTGTTCGTCCTCGCAATCGATCAGGACCGAGTATCGGGCCGACACGTTTTCACCGACGCCGGCCCCGGCACCGCCGCCGGCAGTCTCGTCCTCTTCCTCTTCGCCGGCGTCGATTTCGATTCCGGCCAGGCTGTTCAGGTTCGCCAGCAAACCGTCGAGGCCCGGCGACTCGAATTGCACGCTGTTGAGCAGCTCTTTCAGTTTATCTTCATTGGCCGACGCCATCGCCGCCAGCGGGTCGAGCGTCGCCAGGAGTTTCGCCGCCTCGGCCTCGGTCACGTCCAGCACCAGCACCGGGATTTCGGCATCGCCGACAATATCGCTTCGCAGGTGACCGTCGATCAAAATCAATTTGCCGTCCGGTCCCTCTCGCGCCAGCACCGCGTCGGCCATCCCGATTTCCGCCAGGACGGCTTTCATCGCGCTGCGTTGCTCGGGGGGATGTTCGCGCCAGTTGCGCGGGTCGGCCTGAATTTGATTTGCCGGCACCCGCCGGAATTCTTTGATTCGATCGCGCAGCGCGGGCGTCTTGACAGCCGCGGCCGGCGAGCCGGCGGCGGACTTGGCCGCGCTGGTTTTTTTACTGGTGGTTTGTTTACTGGCAGTTTTGGCGGCCATCGGGGCACCTCGGTTGTGAACGTGACATGGAAAGTGGAAGTCATGTTGGAAGTCAATTCTCTCCCTTGGCCGCCAGCTCCTTCAATCGCAGACGGTGCCGCAAGATTTGCGTATACCACGACAACTTTGTCTCGGGCGGGGCCGGCGGCTCGGCCGGCGGCGGGGTTGGCGCCTGAGTTGCCGCCTCGCCAAATCGCCAGGTGAGATATGATTCCAGCCAGGCATGTGTTCGCGCGCGGATCACCTCGGGGCCAGCTCCCCCGAATTGCGTGTCCAGCAGCTCGGCCGCCTGGCGAACGATATGATCGGGCAGTCCGAGCCCGTCAAGCTGCACGCTCATCAATTCATCCACGGCGTCGCCCGTGTCCACAATGTCGCTCGCGTGCAAACGGGTCGGTCGCCAGACCGGCGGAATTTCGTTCCCCTGTTCGTCGCGCTTGACGCGCCCCGATTCATCGGTCTGGTAAAGTTTGTCCGTGTTCAGCACAAGCGAACTGGAGAGAGCCGATGGATCGGACTCGGCCAATTGCATGACATAAAGCCCCAGCGCCTTGCCCCCCTCGGGCGGCGTGTCGAGCGACGTCGCATCGAAATGCAAGTCGGCTCGCACCTTGGGACCATCGCGCAGCGGATTGTGTACGCGCCCCAGGAATTTTCCCAGGCCGTCGCCGCTCAAAGTCGGATGCGCGAACCGCGATTTCAATCCGCCCCGCGTGGCCTGCATCAATGTCAGAATCTGGTCGAGCGATTGATCATCAAACTGCCCGCGGCCAGATTTGAACGGGCCGAGCTGCGCGACGACGAATCCTCGCAGCACTTTTTTTTCGCGGTCGACGCCGACGGGCCGGCCGGCCGAAAATGCCTTGAGCCACTGCGGATCCTTTTCGAGTCGGGAACCATTCATCATGCACCGCCTTTCATAATCGGGTCAGACTGCGCAGCCGTTTCGCAGCGATTCAAAATCATTGATTGAGACTTTGCCACGCGTTTGCTCCCACGTCGCGACGCACGCGGCGACCTTGCCCGGCAGCTCGGCCGCCTGGCACTCGGCCGCGGCGAGCAACTGCCGGCGGGATTCGGCAATGTGTCGATCGACGAACGGCCCGACCAGCTCGGCCGCGGCGTTCGCCGGCGTCGTCCCCGAGACGGTGACAATCCATTTGAGCGGGCCGGCCAGTGCCTCGGTGCAGACGCCGGCGTAATGGTCGTAAAACTTGTCCATCCAGGCCAGGAATTTCCGCGGATCGCCGGCGGCCCGTTCGGCGTCTTTAGCTTCCTTGCGCAACAGGCGAGCTAGCGCATCGGACACGAATTCGCTGGCGATTTGTTCCGCGAGTTTGACCTCGGGCGAGCTGGCCGCGGGGCCAGGTCGCGCGGCCAAGCCGGGATCGGCGGCGGGATCTTCGCCGGCCGGATCGTCGGCGGTTGGATCATCATTCGGATCGTCGGCCGGCGCGGTGTCGGATTCCGTTTCCGCCGGCGGCGCGGGCTGACCGGCCGCGGCCTTGGCCTGATTCGCTTCCAGGTCGGCGGCCAGGCGAATGTCAACCATGTTCATCGGGACAAAGTGCGCGTCGCCATCCTCGCCGATGCCGTTTTCGTCCAGGTACTCTTTAATGTCGTTGACGCCGTACACGCCGATACCAAACATCTTGGTGAAGAATTCGGCTTGGGCTTTCATGTCGCCACGCAGCAGCCCGCGCACGGAATATTTGCTGTACATCCTCGGAGGGGTGAGCAGCTTGCGATCGATTTCCTGTTCCCACGCGACCAGGCCGGGCAGTAAAGAGTACAACACGAATTCAATTTGCTGGTGTTCGATGTTTGAAAACGTCGCCCGGTCGAGGTCGCGCAGCATGTGCGGCGGCACGTTGAACCAGCGGGCGATTTCTGTCACCTGAAATTTCCGGGTGTCCAGAAATTGCGCGTCGCTCGGCGGCAGGGAAACCTTGTTGTATTTCATCCCCTCCCACAACACGGCAACGTCATTGTGTTTGCCTCCATCCTGCGGCGAATGGACTTCGTGCCATTCCTTCCGCATTTGCTTTCGGGTCTCGGGCTTGGGCGAGCCCGGATGTTCCAAGACGCCACTCGGCACGCCCCCGTTGCCGAAGAATGTCGCC